ACCCGAAGGACATCAAGCTCGACAGCTTTGGGCAACTGCCACGAAACGTGCTGGAGAAATTGCGTGCGCGAAAGGACATCTTTATCGGCCCGGTCAAAGCGAAGTCGGGAACCATCAATGGCGTGTGGCAACGAATACCGCCGAAGGATGGACAAAAGGCGCGCCGCGGTCGGGCAGCAACAGCCGCGCAGCCTGGGCATTTGAAGCTGTTGATTCGATTCGGCGATGCGTTGGCTGTGAACAAACGGCTGAACTATCGAAGCCGCGCTCAGGCCATCGTTGACCGTCGATTCAGAGCCGTGTTTGGTGAAGCTATAGACAGGGCGCTGGCAACGGCGAGGTAGGGCGATGGCGGCATCCTCGATGCTTGCGTTCGACGAGCCAGCGTGTCGCGCGGACGGGAGGGACGAGGGCAGGGTGACCATCGCAGGTGGGGTACCCCCCCCCTCAACGGGTCCCTCCCCGCCCTTCTGGCATCGAGGGCATTGCGCAGTTTTCTGTTTCTCTAGCTGCGAAATTTTTCAATTTGGGTAACAGGTAACAAGGCGACCCATGAACCAGAGTGAATTTGCAGCACTCCACGGCGTCAGTCGAAAGACGGTCACCAAGTGGAAGGAGCGCGGCTGGCTTGTGTTTGAGGGAAGCTCTCTCGATGTCGACGCTTCAAATGTGCTGATCGCAAAATACCGGCGAGACGGCAGCGATGTTGTTACCCAAGAGGATTTGGGTAACAGCTCGGCAGCCCCGGCCAAGGCCGTTACCCGCGCTTCCTCCAGGGTAACAATCAAGGCGGGCGAAACGATCGAGCAGGCCACCACTCGGATCCTGATCGCGACCGGCGCCAACATGAATGTCGATGAGGCGAAGCGGGTCAAGGAGAACTACCTGGCCCTGCGCGAGCAGCTCGAATACGACCGTGAATCGCGCCTGGTTGTTGCTGTCGAGGACGTGACCCGCGCCGTCGGCGAAGAATACGCGAAAGTCCGAACTTTGCTGCTGGCCATCCCATCGGAGAATGCCCCTCGGATTCATCGTCTGAAGACAGTGCTGGAGGTCCAGGACGCTATGTATGGACTTATCGTTGAAGCGCTCGAGGAGTTGACCCGTGACGGAGAAGGGATCAGCCGATGAAGCGCGTCGCTACGCGGAGGGTCATGCCGCCCTGAAAACGGGGCTGCTTAAAGCCCGCCGCCGCAACATACAGCCGCCACCGAAGCTGACACTCAGCCAGTGGGCGGCCGAGCACGCAAGGCTATCCGGTGAAACAAGCGCCCAGACAGGCAGATTTCATGCGTTCCCATACCAGAACGGGATCATGGACGCGATCACAGACCCCACGGTCGAAATGGTCACGGTGCAAAAGTCGGCGCGGGTTGGTTACACCAAGATCATGGACCATGCTGCAGGGTTCTTTATTCACCAGGACCCGGCCCCCGTTCTTGTTGTTCAGCCCCGGGTAGAGGATGCGGAAGACTACAGCGTCACTGAAATCGAGCCGATGCTCCGTGATACTCCGGTGCTGAAGGAGATCGTTGGGGACCTCAAGAAGAAGGACTCCAAGCAAAAGATCAACAAGCGGATGTTCCGCAACGGCGCTTCGATGGCATTCGTTGGCGCGAACAGCCCTGGCGGCTTTCGGCGTATCACCGCACGCGTGGTGATGTTCGATGAGGTCGACGGCTATCCCGTAATGGGCGCGGGCAAGGAAGGTGACCAGATCAAGCTGGGCATCAAGCGGACTGAAAGCTTCTGGAACCGGAAAATCATCATGGGCAGCACGCCCACGGTGAAGGGCGAAAGCCGGATTGAAAAGAGCTACGCGAACAGCGACCAGCGCAAATACTTTGTCCCGTGCCCGCACTGTGGCGAATACCAGGTGCTGGAGTGGGGTGGCCCAGACACTCCCTACGGCATGAAATGGGATAAGGACGAGAGCGGCGTCGGAATTCCCGAAAGCGTGTTCTACGTCTGCAAGGCCACCGGCTGCGTTATCCATGAAATTGATAAAGACGAAATGGTCGAGCGGGGCGAGTGGCGGGCGACTAAGCCATTTACAGGCCATGCCGGCTTTCACATCTGGGCTGGCTATAGTCTTTTCGTCAACGCTGCCTGGCACAAGCTGGTAGCGGAGTGGCTGGAGGTCAAAGACGATCCGCTGATGCGGCAGACCTTCGTCAACCTGGTGCTGGGCGAAACCTACGAAGACCGCGGCGATCGTGCTCTACAGGAAGACAAGCTGGCCGCGCGCTGCGAAGTATGGGGTGCCGAGGTCCCTGACGGCGTTGCTGTTGTGACGGTAGGTGTCGATACCCAAGGCGATCGCTTTGAATGCGAGGTCGTCGGCTGGGGGATGAACGAAGAAAGCTGGTCGATCGACTTCGAAATTATTTCCGGCGATATGGAAACACCAGATATCTGGAGCCGGCTCGACGCCTATCTGAAACGTATCTGGTACCGCGCAGACGGCCGTGGCTTTGAAGTTATGGCGGTTTGTCACGACTCTGGCGGTCACCACACACAGAAGGTTTACGACTTTGCCAAGGCTCGCATTGGTCGCCGCGTCTGGGCCATCAAGGGTGAATCTGCAGTCGGCGGTAAGCGTTCTCCAGTGTGGCCGACCAAAACACCGAGCAAGCGGAACAAATCGTCTTTTCGTCCCGTGATCATCGGCGTCAACGCTGCCAAAGACTCGGTTCGTTCGCGGCTTCACCTGGTCGAGAAAGGCGCGGGCTACATGCACTTCCCGGTCGACCGCGACATCAACTATTTCGCGCAACTGACATCGGAGCGTTCTGTCCGAAAAACCTCCGGGGGGCAGCATTACCGGGTTTGGGAATTGCCGCCGGGGCGCGCGAACGAAGCGCTCGACTGCCGCGTGTACGCCTATGCCGCGCTCTGTGGCTTGTTGCACCTCGGACTCAAGCTGAATAAGCGCGCCGACGAGGTGAACGCCTTGATTGGATTGCCGCTTCAACAACCGCCCGAGCAGGTGCCGCAAGTTCTCGAAGCGGTGGTGCAACGTGCTGCCCCTGAAAAATCATCGTCCCGAAAGTCGTCGATCTCACGCATGGCGTAGGAGAGTTTCAATGTTCACACCACGCCTCAACAACCTCAGCGGCGTTCCACCGGCCACCTTGATGCAATGGCTGACTGAATCTCAGCAGGCTTTGCATGACCTGAGTACGGGCGCTAAGGGCGAGTCATTCAGTTACGCGCAAGGGGATGGCTCCAAATCGGTGACCTATACCCGTGCTGATATTGGCGCGCTCCAAGCTCACATTCTCGCGCTGCAATATGCCCTCGGCATGCGTCGGCGCCGTGCGATCCGGCCGGTGTTCTGATGACCATTGAATCGGTAATAGTCGACTCTCGCGGTCAGCCACTCACCCCTATGCCTCCCAAGGCAACGGGCAATGCCACAACGTTGACCGAGGGTATGGCGGGCCAGTCGGTGTTCCCCTACGAGGCGGCCAGTTGGGCCACTCAGGAAATGGGCAACTGGCTACCGTGGATCAGATCCCCCGACGCTGAGATCAACCAGTTTCGTGACCGAATGGTGGCTCGCCACCGCGACCTAGTGCGCAACGATGGCCTGGCCGCAGGCGGCATCACACGGATACTCGACAACACCGTGGGCGCATCGCTGCGCCTGTCGGCCAATCCTGATTATCGGGCGTTGGCCGCACGAACTGGAAATCGTAAGTTTGATTCAGTATGGGCGGAAGAGTATCGGCGCACGGTAGAGGCGCTGTGGCGTGGGTACGCCGATGACATTGGCCGTTATGGCGATGTCTCACGGCAGTTGACCGTCTCTCAACAGATGCGCCTGGCGCTTCGGCACAAGCTCATCGACGGCGATTCGCTGGTGGTCAACTACTGGATGCCAGAGCGCGTTGGCTATGGCAGGGCGGATTACGCCACGGCCTTCATGGTGGTCGATCCGGACCGCCTCTCCAATCCGTTCCAGATGGTCGACAGCAAATACATGCGCGGTGGGGTCGAAATCGACGAGCACGGCGTGCCGATCGCCTATCACATCCGCAAGGCCCACCAAAACGACTGGTACAACTCGGTCGAAAGCATGGACTGGGAGCGGGTGGCGCGCGAGGACGAGGACGGCTGGAACCGTGTCATTCACGACTTTGAGCATGATCGTGCTGGACAAAACCGTGGCGTCGGCGTGTTCACCCCGGTCCTGGCTCGATTCAAGATGTTGGCGCGGTACTACGGCGTCGAACTTCAAGCTGCAACTATTGCCGCGACTTTCGGCACCTACGTCACCAGTCCTTACGATCCTGCGCAGGTGGCTGAAGCTCTGGATAATACCGATGAGCTTTCTGCCTATCAGGGAATGCGGGCCGACTGGCACGAAGAGCGCCCGGCGATGCTCTCTGGCGCACGAATCCCAACACTTGCACCGGGTGAGTCGATCACTTCTGTCGGCGCTGCGCATCCGCACAATGGCTTTGGCGAGTTTGCGAGCGAGATGTCGCGAACCTTTGCCGCTGCGGCCGGCATATCTGCCGAGCAGATCACGCAGGACTGGTCCAAAACCAACTACTCCAGCGCACGCGCCGCCCTGTTGGAAAGCTGGAAGACGCTCACTCGGCGCAACACCGAGTTCAAGATCGGCACGGCTACACCCATGTTTGCCAGTTGGCTGCATGAAGCGATGGATCGCAACGATTTGCCACTGCCTAACGGTGCCCCTGATTTTATGGAGGCTCGCACCGCTTACTCCCGCTGTGACTGGCTTGGTGTCGCTCGGGGCTGGGTGGATCCGGTTAAAGAGAAGCAGGGTGCAATTCTCGGTATGGATGGCGGCTTGTCCACACTCAAACGTGAGTGCGCAGAACAGGGCCTCGACTACGAAGAGGTCATCCAGCAGCGCGCGGTTGAAGTTGCGCAATTCCGGGAGGCGGGCCTGCCACCACCAAGCTGGTTTGGTAATGACGCAATGAACGCCTCTACGCCCGAGAAAGGCCAGGAACCTCAATGACAAACTACCCGCACCTCGCGCAGAAGCTGTTCAACGTGCCTCTCGCTATCACCCCGCAAAAAGCTGAAATCGTCATGGCGGCCTTGGCCGACCGCTTCGGCCTGGCGCGTTTATTTCACGCTGATGGCCGGGTCGTGGCATTTGATGATTGGGACGGCGATATCGGTGAGCCGGCACAAACTCGGGCTTACGAGGTAGTCGCGGGCATCGCAGTCATTCCGGTGACGGGCACTTTGGTGCAGAAACTCGGCACGCTCAAGCCATACAGCGGGATGACTGGCTACGACGGCTTGCGGGCGTGCTTAAGCATGGCCATGGCCGACGAGGATGTTCGGGGCATTGCGCTCGACATCGACAGCCCGGGCGGCGAGGTCGCTGGCTGCTTTGACCTGGCCGATGATATCTATCGTATGCGCGGCTCCAAGCCAATCTGGGCGATTCTCACCGAGTCAGCCTATTCAGCGGCTTACGCGCTGGCCAGCGCGTGCGACCGAATTTTGGTCCCGCGCACCGGCGGCACGGGCAGCGTTGGCGTGATCTGCATGCACGTCGACATGTCCAAAGCGTTGGGTGCCGCTGGGGTCAACGTTACGCTGATCCACTACGGCGATCGCAAGGCTGACGGTTCAGATTCTCAGCCGTTATCCAAAGAGGCGATGTCTCGGTACCAATCCGATGTCGATGCCATGGGCGAACTGTTCGTAAAAACCGTCGCGCGCAACCGCGGGCTGTCGGTGAAGACCGTGCGAGATACCCAGGCCACTACTTTCCTTGGCGCCGCCGGCGTCGAGATTGGCTTCGCTGACGCCGTGATGGCGCCTGACGAAGCGTTCCGTTCCCTGCTCGCCGAGCTGGGTTGAAGCCTTCCACTTCTCTTAAAACCGAGGTTTACATGTCCAGACTTTCCCGCGTGGCGAGCGCGCTTTCGTTCGCCCATTTGGCCGGCATCGGCTCGATGAAAGGCAAAAAAGCCAGCGTCGAAGATGATGACAATGACAAAAAAGGCAACCGCGCCGAAGACGACAAGGACGATGAGGGCGACGAAAAAGACAAGGATGAAAAGTCCCGCAAGGCTAAGCGCGCAAAAGCTGGCGAGGATGCCGACGAAGACGAAGAAGCCGACGACGATCAGGATGACGACGAGGGCGATGACGATGACGAAGACGAACAAAAGGACAAGGGCAAAAAATCCAAGCGTGCCAAGGCTGAGGATGACGACGCTGATGCTGAGGATGATGGCGATGAGGAAATGCACGGCAAAAGCGCTACTGCCGCTGCCCGCCGTCGCGAGCGCGCTCGTTGTGCTGAAATCTTTGGTTCTCGCTACGCAGCCCGGAACCCTGTCTTGGCCGCGAACCTGGCTTTCAACACTTCTATGTCGCGTACACAGGCGATCAACGTCTTGCGTGATACGCCCGCCGAAGGCAACACCAACAGCGCTCGATCCGGGAAAAATCCAGCACTTGGTTCTGCCGGAACTGAATCTCCATCGCGCGCAGTAGCAATCGCTGGCCGCTGGGACCGCGCCATGTCCAAGGTTCGCGGAAAATAATCACAGAGGATCCTGAACATGACTTACGTTCCGCAAACCCCCTTGGTCGAGCAGTACCACAATGCCGGCTTCATCGTATCTCTGGCCAACGGTCACCAGTCGATTGACCAGGTCCAGTTCGCAGCAGGCCTTGGCCACTTGACTCCTGGCTTGATCATCGCCGATGTGGCGCTGACCTACACCGCAACCCCGGCGACCGGTACGAATACCGGCAATGGCACTATCGGTTCGATTACCGCGCAGCCACCGGCCTTGGCCGGCGCGTACAGCGTTGTCTTCACCGATGCTACCGACTTCACCGTGGCCAACCCATACGGGGTAGTGGTCGGTGCTGGTCAGCCCGGTGTTGCCTTTGGTGGCGCCGGCCTCGAGTTCACCATTACCGCGGGTGCCACACCTTTCGCGGCAAATGATTCGTTCAGTGTCACCGTCGCATGGACTGGTGGCGGCTGGGCGCCTCTGACGTCCACGACTGGGACCCCGTTGGCTTACGCGATCTTGCGCGATTTCACCGACGCATCTGTGCGGCCAGCGACTTCGGCGGCCGTGATGCGTAGCGCCGAGGTAAACCGGTCGGAACTCGTCTGGGATGCCAGCGTGAATGTCCACCAACAAGACACGGCCCTGGCCGCCCTCAAGGCTGTCGGCATTCTCGCTCGATAACTCCACCACTTAAAAATAACCCGCTTCGGCGGGTTTTTTGTTTTCAGGAGCCCCACCTATGGCCTCGCTTGACGTTTTCCATCAGGACATTTTTTCCGAAATTGCCCTGACTACCGCCGTTGAAAAATACCCGTTCAAGCCGACGGGCATCGGTGATCTCGAGTTGTTCGAGCCTGATCCGATTCGCACCACCGCGCTGGCGGTTGAGCAGCGCCAAGGCAAGCTGGTGCTGATCCCGTTCTCGGATCGCGGCGAAGAAGGCACGCAGCGCCCCACCGAAAAGCGTCAAGCGCGCTACTTCGATGTTCCGCGCTTGATGCACTCCGACACCATCACCGCGCAGGAAATCCAGAACATCCGCTCGTTCGGGAGCGAAAGCGAGTTGATGCAGATCGAGACCGAGGTGGCGCGTCGCGTCAATGGTCCGACCGGCCTCACCAGCAACATTGAATACACCTGGGAGTTCCAGCGCTTGGCGGCCATCCAGGGTCTTTGCCTGGATGCGGACGGGGAGGTCAAGTTTGACTGGTTCCAGGAGTTCGGGATCCAGAAGCCTGGCGACATCGTGTTCGACCTGCGCCTCAATGCGGACGGTTCGGCAACCAAGCCGAACACCATCCGGCCGCTGTGCAACAACATCGTTCGGAACATGGCGCGCAAATCGCAGGGCGCGTTCGTACCGACCACCGAAGTCTATGCGTTGGCCGGTGATGCGTTCTGGGACGAGCTGACCAACCACCCAGACGTGACCAAGACTTACTACAACTGGGCAGCAGCTCAGGAGTTGCGTCAGGGAAATGCGTTTCAGGCGATGCGCTTCGGTGGCATCAACTGGTTCAACTACCGCGGCTCCGACGATGCGTCGACCATTCACGTAGCGACCAACCAGGCGAAGTTCTTCCCGAAAGGCGCCCCTGGTATCTTCAAGGTGGCCTATGCACCGGGCGAAACCTTCGAATGGGTGAACACCCCGGGCAAGCCGATCTACATCCTGCCGATCTTCGACACTCAACGGAAGATGTGGTGGAAGGTCGAGGCGTACAGCTACCCGCTGCACATCTGCACCCGGCCTGAAGTGCTGTTCTCGGCAGTGCTGGCTTAACCATGGCCGTCGATTGGGACAAGGCGGTGCTCGGGCCGCTGGCCACCGTATTCGGCGAGGGCGTGCAGGCCGGTGGGCCGATCATGTTCTACCCGGGCGGCGGCACGCCTTATCCTATTGATGGCGTGTTTGATTCGGCCTACCGCGACATCCACCTGGTCGACACCTTAATCGACGCAAACACCGTCGTCCCTGTGCTTGGTGTTCGGCTCGCCATCTTCCCGGTGGCGCCGATTCCCGATGACCAGGTGTTCATCCCGAGCACCGGAAACATGTACCTAATCAAGGAAGTCCGGCCCGACAGCCATGGTTGGGCGAAATTGATGCTGGGGAAAATGTGATGACGACCACATCCGATCTGCGACTGCTTTCGGCCGAAGGCCTGATGGGTAAGACCCTGGCCGGCAGCAACGTGTTTCTGGCACGGACCTGGGCTACGTGGGATGGGAGTTACCCGATTCTCTATCTGCACTCGCCAGGCGAGGACATGGAATCCCTTGGCAATGTCAGTGCGCCGCAGTTCACCGTCACGGCGACTATCCGCGTCAGCGCGCGGGTCGAGGTGAAGCATCTTCCAAGGAACGGCGGTGCGGCGGCTGCGCTGGTTCAGCTCGAGGACATTCAGCAGCAGATCAAGATGGCATTGATAAACTTCCCGCCGCTGATGAAACGGCTGCAGCAGTACCCGTTCGTTCGATCGGAAATCCGCGATAGCGGCGAAGGTGAAAGCGAACTGGCTGAACTGGTGATGGATATTGGTATGGAGTTCTACCAGGGCCCAGAGGATTTCTACCCACTGGAAGTGAATACGACCCTGCCGCCCACGCTTGATCCTGCGGCTGAAATTGCGGCCATTCAACCCGTCGGTCCGTTGCAGCACATAAGCATCACCAACGACCTTACCAACGTCTTCGATGCCACTGGCATTTACGACAACCCCCCATTCCCGGATGCGGTCAACGCTGCACCGCGTACTGCTGGTCCTGACGGACGCGCAGAAGGCGGGCTCGATATCGATCTCACCCAATAGGAGCACTTATGCGCGTCTTTCCCTCCCCGGGGTTGCTCGTCCGCGACCCAGTCAAGCGTGACTTTCTGCCCCCTGATGGGCGCGAGGTCGGCGATGGCGACTTCTACTGGTTGCGCCGTATTGCCTGCGGCGACGCCACGGCCACCAAACCGACAGTCGCGCCAGAAGTGCTGCCATCTGCTGTAAACGAAACCAAGCCCGCTGACTTGCCGGCTGCTGCACCGGTGCTCGCCGATACCAAAGC